TGGGCGTGGCACGGCACAAATCCCGGCTGCTGGCAGGACAAGGGCTTCCGCGATTGGTTCAAGAAAAAGAACCCCGAGACGGTCGTCAAATACACACCCCGCAACACCACCATCCTCGTCTCTTGAAATGCCAATACCGCAATCAGTCTACGGCTATGCGGTGCGCAATCCCTACAAGAGCGAAGACACTTGGTTTGCCATGAACACCAACGTCACCGGCATGGCAGCAGAGGACGGCCGCATTGTTCTTAACCCCTACAGCGGCCTCTCAGACGAAAACAAAGCCGCTGTCGCCAAAAACGAAGCCATTCGACTGTTCATGCGGGAAAACAAGGTCGATCCGCAGTTCAAGGTGACGCCACAGCAGGCAAAAGCATTTCAAGGCACTGCCTACGCTACCAACGAGCCCGCCATGCGCCAGACACTTGTTTCCCGCATCCTCACTGGTGATCCGTCTGCCGGCAGCGTTACCGAAGAGCAGCGCAAGGCGGCCGATCAGATTAAAAAGCAGCTCTATAGTTCGCGCAAAAACATGGTTGAGGGCGGAAATATAGACATAAACAAACGACCTGTCGTTAGTAATGCTGACGGCAGCATTTCCACATTGAGGAGCATAAGCATCGGAACGGAGCGCGGCGAAGTCTTGATTCCAACAATTTCTGATGGCGGCGAACAGCTGAGTAATAAAAGGGCGATTGATCAGTTCCGCAAAACCGGCCGCCATTTAGGCGTTTTCTCTACACCAGAGGCAGCAAGTCAGCACGCGCGGTCAATTAGCGAGCGGCAGGCACAATTCTATAATTCCCGCAAATGACCAAAATCGACCGCGACAAGATCGTAGAAATCCTCGGTGAGGTTGAGCAGGCTGATAGCGACGCCAGCACCTACATCCAAAGGAAGTTGCGAAACTGGAACACCCGCTACTGCATTTGGCCCGGGCAAAACGAAGACGGCCGCAAGCGCAAGGGCAGCCTCGGCGCCCAGCCATTTCCTTGGGACGGCAGCTCGGACTGTAAAATTTTCCTCAGCGACAATATCTGCCGGGACCATGTTGCGATGTTGACCTCCGCGTTCTTCAAGGCGCGCGTGCAGGTCCAGCCGGTGGAGTCCATGGACATCGACAAACGCACCGCCGCCGAAGCTGTGCTCAAGTGGCTCCTCTTCCAGCACTGTCTGTCTGACCTCCAGCGCGAAGTCCGCTTGGCTGCCGAATTTAGAGAAACCTACGGCTTGGCCGTCATGGCCATCGATTGGCAGACGACCACGCGCACTGAAGTCAAGACGTTCACCATTGATGACGCCATGGGCATGCTCGAGGCCGCCGCGCAGCAAGACCCCGAGCAGGCCGCCAACCTCCAGGCGCTCATTGAGGTTGTCCTAGACCCTGAGCAGGAAGAACTCGCCGCCCAGCTCCTCGGTGAGATCGTGCCGGAACTGGGCAAGCCGGCCAAGGTGCGCGAACTGCGCGAGAAGGGCATCGTCGAATGGGACAGCCCTTACATCTTTGAGAACAAGCCAGTCTGGACCGCCTTGGAAGCCTTCGAGGACATCATCTTCCCGATCCAGTCCTTCAGCCTGCAGCGCGCCGCCTTCGTGGCCCGCCGAGAGCTGCTTACCGAGGTCGAACTCCGCGAGCGCGGCATGATTGAGGGCTGGGACGAGGACTGGGTGGAGCGCACCAGCAAGCACAAGGGTGAGATGCGGCGCATCACGGCCAACCTCCACCGCACCGACCAGTATCTCTACGAGCAGCTGCGCGACATGATCGAAATCTGGCACGTCTACCGCAAGGAGATTGACGAGAAGACCGGCGCCGTCCGAGTGACCCGAAGTATCATGTCGTTTCACGTCCCAGACAAGGTCGCCGTGCATGAGATCATGCCGTATGCGCACGGCCTTTACCCCTTTGTTGAATTAGCCCGCGAGCGTACTACCCGCCCGCTCCTTGAGTCCCGCGGCATCCCAGAGATCTGCATGACCGCGCAGAACGAGATCAAGGTGCAGCGCGACTTCCGCGTGGACGCCGCCAGTCTTAGCGTGTTGCCTCCCGTGCGCGTGCCGGCCAACCGCGGCAAATTCGACCTAGTCCTCGGCCCCGGCGTGCAGATCCCTGAGCGCCGCCAAGGCGAGGTCAGCTTCATGGAACCGCCCCGGGTCAGCCAGGGCTCCATTGAGGTCGAGGCCGCCACCCGCTTGGACGTGGACAACTACTTTGGGCGCATGTCCCAAGGCGTGCCGCCCCAACTCGCCATGCTGCACACCCAAGAGCTGATTGACACCTGGCTCTTGGACATGAAGCTCTGCGTTGTCCAGACGATGGCCCTCGCCCAGCAGTATATGTCGCCCGAGGAGGTCGCCCGGGTGACCGGCAACCAGCTGCCCTTTAACGCCAGCCCGCAGGACATCCGCGGCCGCTTTGATATCACGGCAGAATTCGATGCCCGCATGCTCGACGCCGAGGCACTTGGCGCAAAGCTGGATTACTTGGCCAAGATCCTCGTCCCCATGGACAGCTTTGGCGTCATCGACCGCGTTGGCCTCATAAAATACATGTTCCAAGCCATCGACCCGAACATGGCGAGCATGCTGGTCCAAGACATCGGCGCCGCCACCGCAGCCGAGCAGGAAGACGAGCAAAGCGCATTCGCCAAGATCGCCGCCGGCACTGAGCCCCCGATCAAAGAAGGAGGACAGAACGCACAGGTCCGCTTGCAGACCTTGCAGACGATCATCCAGAGCAACCCAGCGGTGCAGCAAAGGTATCAGCAGGATGAAATCTTCCGCAAAATGATCGACGCCCGCGCCCAAGGTTTTCAATTCCAGCTCCAGCAGCAGCAAAACGCCGTCATTGGCCGCACCGGCGCCCAGCCCGCGCTGCAAAAGATGGCGCAAGAGCAACAACTTGGAGGCCCGCAGGCAGCGGCGGCGTAATCTATGGCATTCTCCCCTAACGTAGCCGTCCGCAACGTCGCCGGGTTAAACATCCCGCAGCATGATTACATTGCGTTCACCTACCACGGCTCAACGAACAATGCCGCGACTGTGACCTACCGCGAGGGCGGAAGCACCGGAACCATAGTTGCCACCGTGACCTTCACCTACACCACGCAGCCCCCAACCGTGGACAACACGCCGCTGGCCACCGTAACCCGCAGCTAATGACCTACAACGCACTCACCGGAGGCTTTGCTCCTAGCGCACCCTCGGCCGCCGCGCCGCTGGCCCGCGAGGTTGGCACCTATGCTGACCTTCCGCTCGACGGCTCGGCGCCGTTGGGCTCGGCCTGGCGTGTCTTGGCTGGCTCCGGCATCCCGCTTTACAGCCGCCACGCAGCCGGCGTCTACGTCCGCTCGGCCGCTGGCAATGTCAGCCGCGACAGCGACTACACCTTCGCCGGCAAGGCCGCGCAGATCATCGTGATTAAGGAGGCGGCATGAGGACCGTCGAAGTCTCCGACGTCATCGCCAACGCCGCCAGCCGCGCTGGGTTGGATGGGAGCAGTGTTGAGAATTTGCCTACGACCACCAAGACCATCATGGTGGACAACCTCGCCAGCCACCTCCGCGATGCCTGGGAGTTTTTTGACTGGCCCGATTTGTGCCGCACTGAAGAACGCACGGTGCAGACCGGCGTGGACGAGGACATCTATCTTGATCTTGAGCAAGCCGGCAGCCCGACACCTACGGTGATCGGCGACGTGTTTTCGGTCTACCAAGACAATCCGCACACACACGCAGCGCCAAGAGAAATCAACTTCAGCTTAGACTTGGACAAGATCCGCCTGCCAAACGACTGCCCTGACACCATCTACGTCCGCTTCCGCCTGCCCCCTACGGTCATATCGACAGTTCTCGCCACGGCCCTCGCTCAGACAGTGCCGCAGATCCTTGCTGACTACCTCAAGTTCTCGCTCACCGGCGACCTCCTGACCGAAGACGGCCAGCTAGACAAAGCACAGGTGATGTATGGCCGCGCCGAGCTAAGTCTCGTCAAGGAGACCGAGAAATTCACCTACCAGCAAAAGCAGGTCCGCAGGTGGACCGCGCAGACTTCACCTTACTAACCCTCAACTACAGACATTATGGGATTCCCTAACGTAAAAACCAAACCATCAACCGGCCAAGTCTTAAACTACAGCACCGCAACTATTTCAACCGCGGCCACCGGCTTGCAGTCCGTCATGCCCGCCAACGCAAGCAGGACATACCTAGTGTTCCAAAACATTTCGGACACCCTTATGCGCATCGATTTTGGCGGCCAAGTCTCGGAAGAAAGCGGCATCCAAGTTCAGCCCAGCGGGTCCGTAACCTTCAATGCTGCGTGGGTTCCTTCGCAAGAGGTTTTCGTTCGCTGCAGCTCAACGACCAAAAAGTTTGTAGCCAAAGAGGGAATCTAAATGAAGCGCCTGCTCTTTATCCTCCTGCTGGCCGGCGTCACCGCGCACGGCCAGATCAACAATCCGGTCACGGCTGGCTCCATCGGGCTTGGACCGACCAACGGTGTGACCTTCGGAAGTATAACCATTACAAATGACGGGACTCTTACGCTTGATGGTGGTGAGGGTCACGCCAGTGTTTTTATTCGCAACGATGCCGGGGATCTTGGGCTTTATGGCGATGTTAATATTATCGCACATAAGGCAATTATTTTCACGAATAGTAGTGACGCCTCGACCACCCGCGAAAACCTCGGCCTCGGCGCGACAAACAGCGTCACTTTTAGCAACGTCACCGCAAACGGCAACGCCACCCTCAACGGCTCGGACAACCTCATGCCGAACGCGACCAATGCCGCGAGCGCGTCAAGTTTGATGACGCGGGGATTGTCGGATAATCGCTACTTGGGAGAATTTTGGCACGCATGGCGCATGAGTGCCTACAACACGACTAATATTCCAGTTGCCGTATTCAAAACAGCTCCATGTGTTTTATTTACCAACGGACAAGTCCAATTTTTTAGTGAAGCATTTCTTGACCCATCAAAATACGCAGGAAAAACCGTCAGAGTGTTAGCCTACTGCCGCGTTGATTCGACCAACGGAGGGAACGTGCAGGGGGTTGGACGGATTACATATCTTACCAACACCGCAGGCGGCAGTGACCCAAATTTCCCGATTACAAGCGGAGGTCAAGCGCATGGAGTGATTGGCGTCTTCACCAACGTCAGCACTGACGTTTTCCCCGTCGCCACTTCAACCAACCAGTATTTAATTTTCACCAGCAACGTCGGCACGATACCGAACAACGCCACAATGATCATTGCCTCGTTTGGGTTTAATCGGGCGACAAACATCAGCACCTTTACCAACAACCTTTATATGCAAGCCGTCCAAGTCGTTGTCGAATGATTATGAAACTTCTCCTCTCCAACAACCAGCTAACCCGCTACTCGCAGTCGGGAGCCTACGCCACCACCACCGCCATTCCTTTGGACGGAGATCTTGCCACAACCGCGCAAACCCTTCTGGCATGGCTCCAGTCGCAACTCGTCGAAGGCGAAAGTGTCGGCCAAGTGTTCCTTGAGCCAGACGGCACACACTCTGACCACGAGACACAAGTGGACGCCGAAGGAGTAGAGTCACAGGTCGCCACCGCAACCCGCGCAAAGCTGTCCGCAGCCGTAACCGCCCACGCTGCCGCCGGATCACGCAGCGTAGTTTACTCAAGCGAAGCCCTGCCCGTTGAACTGCGGGATGGCCTGCTCGCCGCATGGGCGCAATTAGACGCAATGCCGTGAGCGTGCTAGAGCAACATCTGACCACCGTGGAGCGCGGCGTCCTCGGCACACTCGCCACCGGGGGCAGCGTGGCGGTGTCGTTTTTGTCGCAGTTTGAGCTTTATCTGCGGATCAGCGGGCTGGTGCTGGGGTTGGCGATTGGCGTGATCACTTTGCTCTCCGTTTGGAGAGACTACCGAAAGAAATAAACCTATGAACAACTGGAAAACAACGCTCCTTGGAGCACTTACCATAATCGCCAGCCTTTCGTCTGCGGGCCGCGAATTTCTCACCACCGGCTCGTTGCCCGACCTGGGCTTGATCACTGCTTCGCTCCTCGCGGGCTGGGGATTGATCACCGCTAAAGACGCCCGATGATTAAGTGGTGCGTGGCCATTGTTGTGTTCGGAGCCTACCTGCTACTCCCCGGCTGCGTGACGGTCGGCTACGACTTCCTCAAGCAGCAAGCCACCGTGACCGTGACTCCAAGCACCAAGGGACTCGCAAAGTAAGCAATGTGGAACTGGCTACTGAGACTATTTGGCAAAAAGTCCGACGCTTCCCAAGCGCTGGCCTCGCCGAATTTGCACTCCGTTGCCACAACGAGCTTCACCGTCGAGCGGCCGTTGATGAGTTTCGACGAGCGGAAGGTCTTCACGCCGAACAAGGGCAACAAGGTGATCATCCCGGAAGCGGTGGTTCTGCACCACAGCGACGGCAGCTACCGGGGCGGCTGCGAGTGGCTCAGCAATCCGGCAAGTAAGGTGAGTTATCACGTTCTCATCGCCCGCGATGGCCGCCGCACCGTGTTCTGCAACGACAGCGAGCGCGCCTGGCACGCCGGCAAGAGCAACTGGATGGGGCGCGGCGACCTTAACTCTTGGAGCCTTGGGCTCGCTTGGGAGGGCAACACCTATGACTACCCGCTGGGCGACGATGCTATGGCCAGCGCCATCGAATGGCTGGCCCCGCGCCTGCGCAAGTGGGGCATCCCGATGTCGATGGTTGTCACTCACCAGCAGGTTTCACCGAGCAGGAAGACGGACATTTCCCCCGGTGACGCAATACGTTTTCGCAGCAAACTGGAAGAAGCATTGAACTAATTATATGGCCAAAACAATTTCACAGATCACCGACGAACTTGCCGCAACACCGGAAGCCGCCGACCTCCTTGTCATTTCCAATGGCGGCGTGACCAAGAAGATTTCGGTCAGCAACTTGGTATCGGCTGCCCTCAACCTGTCAGGCAACAAGACCGTGTTTGACGGCGTGAACCTTGTGCTCGGCACCACGACCGGCACCAAGGTCGGCACGGCGACCGCGCAAAAGCTCGGCTTCTACAACGCCACGCCGGTCATTCAGCCCACCGCCGTGGCCAACGCAACAGACGCCGCCAGCGTCATCACCCAACTCAACGCCCTGCTAGTCAAGCTGCGCACCCTCGGCCTCATCGCCACTTAATGTCCCTAGAAAGTCCAGTCCAGCGCGACGGCGACATGGGATTCATCGGCTACTCGAGCCGGATGAACCCTGTCACCTTGCCCGCCGGCATGCTCCAGCTAAGCGAGAATATGCGTCTGGACCGCGGCGTTGCCGTGACGCGGCGCGGTCTCAAGCGGCTGGCCGACGACATTTCGCCGGGCGAGGTACCGCTGACTGTGCCCTTCGTCTTGACCGATCCCGGCCCTGTCGTCCGCAACAGCTACGACGGCGGCATCTTCGCCGCGTCTGTCATGCGCTCGCCCGACGAGGCCAACAGCATGGAGGTCACCCTGCTGGCCGCCGCTGACCGCGCCTACGTTTACCTAACAGACGGCAGCCTGCAGTTCTCGGCCGCCTGGGCCAGCGGAGTCTTGGCCGTTGACGGCACAGACAACCTTGACCTCGGCAGCGGCGAGGAGCTGGTCATCGCTCGCCTCCCCTCTTCGATCACCTACCCCTCCGGTGAAAGCGTGCAGCCGTCAGACACCGTGTCGATGGTGCAGGCGTTTGACCGCATGTACCTCTTTCGGGAGGCCGACGCCTCGCAGGCCGGTTGGGAGCAAAAGTACACCACAGCGAGCGGCATCTCAGTCGCCGGAACGGTCGCCACAGTCTATGTGACCGACCACGGCTACCCCGCTGGCGCCCGCGTCCGCATTGAGGGCAGCAGCAGCGCGGCCTTTGATGGGCATGAGTTTCAAGTGGAGGCCGCCAGCCTCAACGCCAACGACTTCACCATCGCCGTCCCAACCGGCACACCCTCAGACGCCTCGGCCAACCTCAAGGTCCGCCGAGTGAAGGCTCCGCTTTACTGGACCGGCGACCCCTCAACCACCTTCGTCCGCTCAACCGCTGGCGTTCCAGACGTTGGCGTGACCTTCCGCCGCCTCCGCTCGGCGCCTTGGGGCAACTACATCGGCAACCGCCTGGTCATCCCAGACGGCAAGCAGAACGTCATGCTAAGCGATGTGCTTGACCCAGATGTTTTTGACTTATTCTGGCAGTCCTTCCGCGTGGGCGTGGGCGGCAACGACAAGATCGTGGCCGTGCATCCCTGGGTGGACAACGCGGTCTTGGTATTCTGTAGAAAAAGCATATGGATTGCCACAATCAGCCAGACCTCGGCGGTGGACGGCAGCGATGTTGCGATCAACACCGCAGTCACCCGCCTTGACCTGCTGACCGACGAGATCGGCTGCGCGGCCCGCCGCACGATCTGCACGGCCGGACAGTTCATCTATTTCCTCAGCGACTCCGGCGTCTACCGCCTCGACACCAAGCTGGACCTCAAGCTCCGCGGCGAGACCAAGCCATTGTCTGACCCCATCGCCGACCAGCTGCAGGGGCTGCGGGCTGACCTCGTTGAGTACGCCACAGCACTGTATTTCGACAACCGCTACTTCCTCGCCGTTCCGCTGGCCACGGCGGTTGACAGCAACAACGGCGTCTTCATTTATAACCAGCTCAACGAGGCGTGGGAAACTCGCGACATTTATGGCGTTGGCGTCAACGATTTCCTCGTTGCCGACATCGACGACCGCCGCCGCGTGATGATCAGCAGCCAAGCCGGCAAGCTGATGCTCATGGACGAGGTTGAGGCGGGCGACGAGTCCGCGGACGCCGAGGTCAACCTCACAATCGCAGTGCCCGGCAAGATCCTCACGCGCCGCTACGGTATGGGCACGATGAGCAGCAAGCGCTTCACCCGCGCTCTGGCTGACGCCGTGCTGCCCAATACCGGATCGATCACTGTCACCGCCAACCTGCGCAACCCAGACAAGACCGAACTCTTGGTGCCCGGCCTAGAAAACACCACAGGGTCCGGCAACGACTTCAGCTTGAAGCTGCCCATCCGGCGCAAGGCTCACTACTGCGAGCTGGAAATCCTAACCAACGCCAACCGGCCAGAGATCCGCAACATCTCCATCGAGGCCGCCATCCCCAGCCTCCCGCAAACCGAAACACGTCACGCAGCTTAAAACATTATGGCAACAATCACCGTCACCAAAGGACACAACGCACCGACCGGATTTGTCACCGGCGACACCGTCACGCCCGGCACGCTCAACGCCGCGCAGACCCCTGTTGTGGCAATCAGCAATATCGTGGACGCCGACCTTTCAGCCAGCGCTGGGATCACCGCCGGCAAGCTAGCCAGCACGCTGGACCTAACCGGCAAGACGGTCACCTTGCCAGTCAGCAGCGTGACCACGGCCAGCATCGCCGCCGCTCAGGTCACTGCGGCCAAGCTCGACGGCGCGCAGACCGGCTCGGCGCCGATCTATGGTGCTCGGGCGTGGGTTAGCTTTGATGGATTGGCTGCGGTTTCCCCTGCAATTGGCGGAACCTACGCTCGCGCCGTCAACATCGTCACAGTTGACACAACGACTCCGCACGGACTGCTGGCTGGCCACGTTGTCCGACTAGACTTCACCTCTGGCGGCGTTGTGGACGGCACGTTTGTCGTGTCGTCAGCTCCCACCACAACGCAATTTTTAGTGACGCACTCAGGAACTGGAACCGCGTCTGGAAACGTAAGCCTGCCGCGCCGGAACATTCTGTCCAGCGGCAACGTGGCACATGTCGCTTACCTTACGGCAGGCTACTATGCCGTCAACTTTACCGCAGCCATGCCTGACGCAAGCTACGCAGTCACGCTTGGCGGACGGATGCGAACCGGATTTGTCTACAACGACCCAGCGCAAACGCAGCACGCATTTTACTTAACCAGCGCAGACGCTGCCGGAGCCCTTGAAGATTTCACGCCAATCAACTGCAGCGTGTTCCGATGACCCCATGGGAAAAAGCAGCACAATGGCAACAGGATCACTGCCC